TCCGCTCCCTCCGGCTGCAGGGCTGGGGCTACAAGCGGATCGCAAAGGAGCTGCGGCTCAATCGGAATCAGGTGCAGCTGTACTGCAAGACCCACGGCCTTGCCGGTGCGGGCGAGTTCGTAAAGCTGAACCTGCCCATATGGTATGAGCAGAATGATCGATGCATCATCTGCGGCGAGATGTTGGATCGCAAGCGGCGTGGAAGAACCAAACGCTTCTGCTCCGGCCGATGCCGCACGAAATATTACCGGATGCGGAAAGCGGAAGAGGAGGAAGAAACGTGGTAATCAGGGATCAGAAACAGGACCTGGAAGAAAAGCTGGATGCGGTGATCAATGATCCCGTTAATCATCCGAGCCATTACACCAGTTCGAAGATCGAAGTGATCGAATACATACTGGACCATGGCTTTGATTACCTGCTCGGCAACGTGGTCAAGTACATCAGCCGTGCCGGGCTGAAGAGTAAGGACACCGAGATTCAGGATCTGGAGAAAGCCCAGTGGTACCTGAATCGGAAGATTGAAGAGCTGAAGGCAAAGCAGAAGGGAGACCAGGCATGACACTGCTCGAAGGATTTGTGAAAGACGAGATCTTCATCGACTTCGGAGCGGATGTCCTGTATGGCAGCGATCAGTGCTACGTCAATTATCCCTGCCGGTTCCCGACCGTGGGCTTCCAGCTCATGGCGACAAACGGCCTTAGCCAGATTGCGGATCGCATCCGGAAGGACCTGGGCTTTGCGCCGATGCATCCCATGGACGAATACACCGACGACACCTGTGATAACGACGGCTGGTACGATTTCTATGTGGGGATTAACGGGTACGCGGAAAACCACATGGACAGCTGCATCGAATTTGTGGTTGTAAACAGCAACTCTCCGGATGATGAAGAGCGTTACAGCATCGAGCTGACTGAAGAAGAGCAGTGCGCTGTGATTAAGTGTCTGGATGCCCAGTGCCAGAAGTATCTGGGAAAGGATTGTGTTGAGCTGCTTGCGGAAGCGCAGAAGCAGATGGAGGAGGACATGAGTTGAAGATCATCAAGCGGGACGGAAGTGAAGTCCCTTTCGATTACAGGAAAATCAAAAACGCCATCGAAGCGGCGAACGCGGAGGTGGCAGAGGCAGACCGGCTTTCCGATACGGAAGTCGGTTTTATTGTTGACCGGATTGAGAAACGCTGTGACGGTCTTGGCCGGAGTGTGAGCGTCGAAGAAATCCAGGACATCGTGATCGATGAACTGGATCAGAGCGAACATTACAGACTTGCCAGGCATTATTCAGATTACCGGCTGCGCCATGAACTACTCCGCAAGCAGAACAGCACAGACGCAAAGATCCTGGCGCTTCTCCGGCACGACAACGAGCTGGCGAAGCAGGAGAATGCTAACAAGGACCCGATCATCAACAGTACGATGCGGGATTATCTGGCTTCGGAGGTTTCCGAGGACATCTGCCGCAGATACATTTTCCCGGAGGATGTGGTAAAGGCCCATGACGAGGGCATCATCCACATTCACGATATGGGTTATGTGTCAGGACCAATCTCCAACTGTGAGCTGGTGAATCTGGAGGACATGCTCCAGAACGGTACGGTGATCACGGACACCCTGATCGAGAAGCCGCACAGCTTCTCCACGGCCTGCAACATTGCCACCCAGATCATCGCCCAGGTCGCCAGCAATACTTACGGCGGGCAGACGATCAGTCTCGCCCATCTCGCTCCCTTCGTGGATGTGTCCAGACAGAAATATAAAAGCGAGATCAAAGATGAGTTCCTCGCCATCGGCCGGGACTACACCGATAGTGAGATCAACCGCATGGCAGAGATGCGGGTGCGCCGGGAGGTGCAGCGCGGCATCCAGACCATCCAGTACCAGATCCAGACGCTCCTTACCACCAATGGGCAGACGCCTTTCGTCTCAGTTTTCATGTATTTGGATGAGGTGGAGCCTGGACAGACGCGGGATGATCTGGCGCTGATCATCGCGGAAACGCTGAAGCAGCGATATGAAGGCATCAAGAATGAAGTCGGCGTGTGGGTCAGCCCGGCATTCCCAAAGCTGATCTATGTCCTGGACGAGGACAATATGATTGAAGATGCTCCGTACTACTACCTGACTGAGCTTGCGGCAAAGTGCTCCGCGAAGCGCATGGTGCCGGATTACATCAGCGCCAAGGTGATGAAGCAGCTAAAGAACGGCGATGTGTACACCTGCATGGGCTGCCGGGCATTTTTGACGCCGGATACCGTGGGCATGAACCCAGACGGCAGCCATAAATACTACGGTCGCTTCAATCAGGGTGCGGTGACCCTGAACCTGGTGGACGTGGCTTGCAGCGCCGAGGGAGACGAGGAAAAGTTCTGGCAGCTGATGGAGGAACGGACTGAGCTTTGCCATAAGGCGCTGCGCATTCGGCATGAGACCCTGTTGGGTACACCTTCTGATGTTGCCCCGATTCTCTGGCAGTACGGAGCGATCAGCCGCCTGGAGAAGGGCGAGAAGATCGACAAGCTCTTGTACGATAACTACTCCACGATCAGTCTCGGCTACGCCGGGCTCTGTGAGTGTGTTTACCGGATGAAGGGTGTCAGCCACACCGAGGCTTCCGGACATGACTTCGGCATTGCCGTTATGCAGTTCCTGAACAAAAAGACAGCTCAATGGCGGCAAGCGGAGAATATCAGCTATTCCCTGTATGGAACACCTATGGAAAGCAGCACCTATAAATTTGCCAGGTGCCTGCAGCATCGGTTTGGGAAGATCCCGCATGTGACGGATAAGAATTACATTACCAATTCCTATCATGTCCATGTGACGGAGCCCATCGATGCCTTCTCGAAGCTCTCCTTTGAGGCAGAGTTTCAGGCGCTGTCTCCGGGTGGAGCGATCTCCTATGTGGAGGTCCCCAACATGCAGAACAACATCTCTGCCGTGCTGGCAGTCATGCGCTTCATCTACGACAACATCATGTATGCGGAGCTAAACACGAAATCTGACTATTGTCAGGCCTGCGGCTACGACGGAGAAATCAAAATCGTGGAAGACGACGGCAAACTTGTCTGGGAGTGCCCGAACTGCGGCAACCGGGATGAGAAACGGATGAACGTGTGTCGGCGTGTCTGTGGTTACCTGGGGACGAATTACTTCAACCAGGGCAGGACGCAGGAGATCGCCGAGCGTGTACTCCATCTGTGAGGTTATTGCCATGAACTATGCGTGCATCAAGAAAGTAGACATCGCCAACGGTCCCGGCGTCCGGGCGTCCCTTTTCGTTTCCGGATGCCGGAATCACTGCCCAGGCTGCTTCAACCCGGAGACCTGGAATTTCACCTACGGTAAGCCGTTCACCAGAGAAACTGAAGATGAGATTGTCACGGCCCTGCGTCCCTCGTGGATACAGGGCCTTTCCATTCTTGGCGGTGAGCCGATGGAACCGGAGAACCAGAAAGCGCTTCTGCCGTTTATCCGTCGGGTCAAGGAGGAACTGCCGGATAAGGATGTCTGGCTCTACACGGGGTACCGACTGGAGTATGTTGGCACTTCTCCGCTTCTGTCCTATGTGGATGTTGTAGTGGATGGCCCATTCATGGAAGAGCAGAAAGATGCCGGGCTTGCCTTCCGGGGCAGCCGAAACCAAAGGATCATTCACTTGAGGGAGAAAAGCTTATGAACCGAAAAACACTGCAGAGCCTGATCCTTGCCATTGAGGCCGCGCTGATCATTGTGGCCTTGGCAACTGGCGCAAGAACGACCGTGGGCATGATTTGCTACTGGTCGATTGTGGCGATAAACCATCTGACCGACTTCATCATCCGCTGCATCGAGGAACGGGAAGAACGCAAGGAGAAAACTCATGGCCGACGCAAAAGTCATTGACCTCAAGACGGTCATCGGTGTGTATCCGCTGTGCAACACAGGCGCTGTCCTGGTGCACGCGATCGACTATGCCGAGGATAAGATACTCGCCAGCATCAACGGGAAGGAACCGTGCTGGTGTGACATGACCGAAGAATATATGGAATGCACGGGAGAGATGGAGCTGGGCTTTATGCTCGGCTCTTTGTTTGTCCCGCTGTGTGAGGTCATGCGGTTCTATAGCTGACAACGCAAATGGAGGGAACGATGCAGAAAACTGCTGAACTGAAAGTCCTGCCGGTATCCGTGCTCAAACCGGCAGAGTACAATCCCCGCAAGAAGCTGAAGGCTGGGGATAAAGAGTACGAAAAGATCAAAAACAGTATTGAGGAGTTTGGCTTCGCTGATCCCCTGGTTGTGAATGCCGATATGACCATCATCGGCGGCCATCAGAGATTGACGGTAGCTATGGACCTCGGCTACACCGAAGTGCCCTGCGCTGTGGTAGACATCGATAAGGTCCGGGAGAAGGCGCTGAACATTGCGCTCAATAAGATCACCGGTGCTTGGGACGATACCCTGCTGGCGGAGCTGCTGGAGGATATCCAGAACAGCAACTTCGACCTGGGTAAGACGGGATTTGATCCGCCCGAGATCAATACGCTGTTCAATAAGCTCCATGACAAGCAGGTCCACGAGGATGATTTTGATGTGGATTCCGAACTTCAGCAGCCGGTCTTCAGTCAGCTGGGAGACCTGTGGCTGATCGGAAAGCATCGGGTCATCTGCGGCGACAGTACCGGTGAGGAAATCTACACCCGCCTGATGGACGGTGATAAGGCCAACCTGGTCCTGACGGACCCGCCCTATAACGTGGATGTGGAGGAGACGGCCGGGAAGATCATGAACGACAACATGGGCGATCAGGAGTTTTACAACTTCCTGCTTTCTGCCTATCGCTGTATGCACGCCAACCTGGCCGATGACGGGAGCATCTATGTCTGGCACGCGGATACGGAGGGGCTGAACTTCCGGAAAGCTTTCAAGGACGCAGGCTTCTATCTCTCCGGATGCTGCATCTGGAAAAAGAACAGCCTGGTGCTGGGCCGCAGTCCCTATCAGTGGATTCATGAACCTTGCCTTTTTGGCTGGAAACAGAAGGGCAAGCATCAGTGGTATTCCGACAGAAAGCAGACGACCGTCTGGGAATATGATAAGCCGCGATCATCTAAAGACCACCCGACCATGAAGCCGATCACGCTCATGAGCTATCCCATTAAGAACAGCACCATGACCAATGGCATCGTACTGGATCCCTTCCTGGGAAGTGGCTCGACCCTGATCGCCTGCATGCAGACAGACCGCATCTGCCGGAGCATTGAGCTTGATCCCAAGTTCGTGGACGTTATTGTGAAACGGGCGATTCAGGAAAACGGCGGCAAGTATGATGATGTATTTGTCATCCGTGACGGCCAGAAGCTTCGCTTTGACGAAGTTGCTTCCTTTGAGCCGCAGGAGGTGGAGACATGAAGGTTGAGCTGATCGCCTTCACGCCGACCGCCTCAGGTGTCTGCTGTGACGCGGCTGCGGTGTGTACCGCTTCGGACAACGGGTATCGGTCACTGCAGCACTCCCTGGCATCCGGGCATGAGTCCGTGCTGGAGCACGCGGTGTTTACCTTCCGAATCGAAGGCATCAGCCGGGTGACCCTGGCCCAGCTGACCCGCCACCGACTGGCGAGCTTTTCGGTACAGTCCCAGCGATATGTGAAGATGAACGATTGGAAAGCCGTCATTCCGGATACCATTACAAAGTCCAGGTTTCTGCAGGAGGCGGACGAGCAGATCCGGCATAGCATGGATCTGTACCAGCGCATGATGGAAGCAGGCATCCCGGCAGAGGATGCCCGGTATGTGACGCCCCAGGCGATCACCACCAATCTGATAATGACGATGAACGCCAGGGAGCTGCGGCACTTCTTCAGCCTTCGCTGCTGCAACCGTACCCAGTGGGAAATCCGCCAATTGGCTGATGAGATGCTGCGGCTTTGCTGGAAGGAAGCACCGATTCTCTTTGAAACGGCCGGGCCTGGATGTGTAACTGGTAACTGTCCGGAGAGCCGCCCCTGTGGGCAGCCCCGGCGCAAATCAGACTGGGAGGCGTGAACCTTCCAGTAAGGAAGGAGATGGCCATGAACCATGTAGCCGCTATTGTGATTATACTCGTGATCATCGTGCTTCTGATTGTGTTCCTTGTTGGTGTTGCAGCTGTCATTGGGGCTGGTGAAGATCTGTACCGGGAGGACGAAGACCGGGAGCAGGAAGAGTACATCCGTCGCTGGGTCGAGGAGAAGAAAATGCGGGATACGCGTAAGAAATCCAGATGCCGGAAACGATGATTGTGTACTGTGCCGAAAGTGAGATTTTATCAGATTATTCCACAGAATTAACTTTACTTTTCGGGGCTTCAGAGTGATGAATACCATACCGCAGAAGACTGGCGGAAAACGGAAAGGAGCGCAGGACTCCGGAAAGGAAAGAACATGCTGAGATGGAAACTGAACATCAACGATAAGAAGACGCTGGTGAATCGAATTGGTGAACTGACAGGAGAAAGACCGCGGTACACCTTCATGCCCAAATGCGCCTACGAGATCGGTGCGTACACCGTGGAGAAAAACGGAGACCTCATCGCTGAACAGGAAAATGTGGATGCGGCACTCATTCAGAAGCTTCTGGACGAGGGGCTGGTTATCCAGGAAAACGCGGAAGAGGAAGCCGAAGAAACGGTAACAGTTACAGTAGCAGAGACGTCCGTTGAGGATGTTTCGGAAGAAGATATCCGCCCGGAAATGGAGCAGGTGGCGCAGATGCCTGCGGAGGAGTCAACAGAGGGAATAGACGGATTAACCATCAGTGTTCCCATGACCCGGCATACAGCCGAGTCACTCCGCAGGCTCATCAACCTGATTTACAGCCGAGGCCCGCTTCTTTCCAAGGCAACCGGTGGGCAATTTGGAGTAGAGAAGGATCTGCTCACGGTGCTGGATGAAGCAGGCATGATCACTTCGACATCGGCCTTTGTCGCCCTGGTGAAAGAAAATGGAGGGATTACCGGGCTTTCCTTTGGGGATGACAAGATCAGGTTCACAGGCTTCCCGATGACCTACGATACCTTCAAGAGTAAAGCCTTTCAGGAACTCTGCTGCCTGATGAACAAGCATGCCCTGGAACAGAAGCGTGTTCAGGCAAAGGTGGTCAATGACGACAACGAAAAATACGCCTTCCGGATCTGGCTCCTGCGCATCGGTATGAACGGGGACGAGTTCAAAACCAGCCGCAAAATCCTGTTGGAGAATCTTTCTGGGCACACAGCCTTCCGCACCAAGGAAGAAGAAGCCAAGTGGAAGGCCAGGCAAAAGGAAAAACGAGAGGAACTGAAGGCTGCAAAAGCGGCGCATCAGGCGGAGAATACGATGGTGGAAACCCAGCCGGATGCGGTGTAAATGTACCAATTTCCTGGGCAAAAACACCCCGGATAATTGTCTGATAATTATCTCCGAATTGACTTGCTATTTATGCCTTTCAGAGTGATATATGTACACACCGAAAGGGAAAACACACACGGCAGAGCCGAAAGGAGATAAACACCATGACAGAGAAAACCGCCCGCCAGATCGAGAACCTGAAAGCACAGACCTTCGGAGTAGAGGTTGAGGGAAATAACATCACCCGCCAGAACGCAGCCAGGGTTGCCGCCGAGTACTTCGGCACCGGCCGCTACGAATACACGGCCAGCCGGAACGGATACATGACCTGGAGCGCCTGGGATGCACAGGGCCGGGAATGGAAATTCCAGCGGGATGTGAGTATCAGCGGACCGGACGATGAAAAGTGTGAACTGGTCACCCCGATCCTGACCTACGCCGACATGGAAACCTTCCAGGAACTCCTCCGGAAGCTCCGGCACGCCGGGATGAAGAGCAGCCCCTCCAGAGGCTGCGGGGTACACATTCACATCGGCCTCAAGGGGCTGGACGGCAGAGACCACAACGCCAAGACCCTGCGGAACCTGGTGAACATCATGGCTGCACATGAAACACAGATCGGCCGGGCGATCCGGATCGACGAAGGCCGTACCGGACACTACTGCAAGGTGGTCAACCCCGACTTCCTGGCCAGGGTCAACTGCCAGAAGCCCCAGACCATGCAGCGCCTTGCGGATTGCTGGTACGAAGGCAACCACGCCAGCTACGGCAGGAACCAGCATTACAACGACAGCCGGTACCACATGCTGAACCTTCACGCGAGCTTCACAAAGGGAACCATTGAATTCCGCCTCTTCCAGTTTTCTGACCCGCACGATGGCAAGCGCGGTGGCATTCACGCAGGCGAGATGAAGGCTTACATCCAGCTTTGTCTGGCCATGAGCGAACTTGCCAAGGAGATCGCCTACGCCAGCCCCAAGCCCCAGCAGACCGAAAACGAGAAATACGCCTTCCGGTGCTGGATGCTCAGACTTGGCTTCATCGGAGACGAATTTGAGACGGCCAGGGAGATCCTCCTGAAGAACATGGACGGCAACGCAGCCTGGAGACAGGCCGCCTGCTGAACCGGAACACAACAAGCCTTTCGCCGGGGAGACCCGGCTTAAGGCAGTGAAAGGAGGCGACAGGCCATGAAAGAATACAAGGTTCTGATTACCGAGACCCTGCAGAAAGCCGTGATCGTAGGCGCAGAGTCAGAGCAGGAAGCGCACCGGCGCGTGTCCGATGCCTGGAAGAACGCAGAGTACACTTTGGACGCTGATGATTTCCAGGGCGTGGAGTTCCATGTGCTGGGTGAAACGGATGGCGATCCGGGAGACAAGGACTTAGGTCGCATCGAGAGCAAAGGCGGTGACGGCGTTGAGTGACTTCTGGAAAGGCTTTCAGCTTATGCGGCCGGAAGACAACGAGGTCTTCTGCATTGCCTATGGAAGCAACCTGGATGAGGCCAGGATGAAGAAGCGCTGCCCCAGCGCCGAGGTGTTTGGCACTTCGGTTATCGGCGGATACCGGCTGCTGTTTAAGCAGAGCATGACGGGAGCTTATGCGACCATCGAGCAGGACGCCAACTCCTGTGTACCGGTGGTGATCTATCGGATCACGGCGGAGGACGAGCTTAGGCTCGACCGGTTTGAAGGGTATCCCAAGTATTACTACAAGCGGGATTTCCTGCTTCCCGTGTGGGGGCTGAACGGCAGGAAGAAAAAGCTCCGGCGAAACTGCATCGCCTACATTCTGCATGAATACCGGATGCTTGGAGAACCGGGCGAGGATTACTTCGACCTGCTGGATCGCGGATACGACCGATGGGGTTTTGAAAAGAGCATCCTGACAAAGGCGATGGAGGACAGTATCGGAAGAGACGCAGCAGCCCTTTGGCTTGCAGAATACTACGGTGAGGAGGACGAACGTGAGTAAGAAGTACATAGCCTTCGGAAGCAATCTTTCCGTCAGGCAGATGGCACGCCGGTGTCCGGACGCCAGGATCATTGGCATGGCAGCCATTCAAGACTGGAAGCTGGTCTTTCGGACCCATGCGACCATTGAGCCCGCTGCGGGCAGGGTGGTGCCGGTACTGATCTGGGAGATCTCGGATCGGGATGAGAAGAACCTGGACCTGTATGAAGGGTACCCGACTTACTACGATAAGCGGGACATGACTGTGACCATGACGGACCTTGACGGGAAAGACCCGCAGGAAGTCACAGCTATGATCTACCTGATGGAGGAAGGGCACGATATCCGAGTCCCTTACAGAGGCTACCTGGACACACTAGAAGAGGGTTACCGGCGATTCGGATTCAACCTGTATCAGCTGGAGTTGGCCATGAAGGAAGCAGAGGAGGCGCATCGATGAACTTTCCCAGCAGAGAAACTGTTGATCGGCTGCGCCGGGAATACCCGGTTGGCTGCCGTATCGTCCTGGATGAGATGAATGATCCTTACACGAAGATCCCGGTCGGAGCACAGGCAACCTGCCAGGGCGTGGACGACGCCGGGAACATCCTGTGCACCTGGGACAGTGGAAGCGGGCTCTCGATTGCCTTTGGAGCGGATCGATGCCATAAGGTAGGAAGCGAAGAGGAAGCGAGGGTCACGCTGGAATGGTACGGAAAGCGTCAGCCCAGGGAAAACGCTATATGCCCCAGGTGTGGGTGCAGGATGGACGGAGCTACTTCCCGCCATGCGCTGAGCCGCAGGACAGGCATCATGATCTGCGATGAAGACGGGATGCGGGAGGCTTTGGAGGATGCCGGAATCATGGAACGAATGCCGCTCACACATTGGGTCGCAATTGCGGGGCCGGATCGTGGTGAAGGAGCCTGGGAAGGCTGATGGCAGAGCGTAATGTAAACAATTTCAGACGGTGAAGATTGTCGCATATTTTGCCGAAATTCCGGAAGATATAACTTGCTATTCTCCGCGAGTAGAGTGATATATGTACATGCCGAAAGGCACAGAACACCTGCCAGGGAGGACAAGGCCATGATCACCTACAAAACCAACCACGCCACCACCACGAAGAGCATGACCGAGTGGTACTTCGGAAAGACCTTCGTTGCCAGCATGACCGCCAAGGCCAGAAGGGAAAGCAAAGGTGATCCGCACCAACCTTCCGGGATACGAAGAGGTCAGGCTGATCAAGGTCGGAAAGCACCTTTGCTACATCGACGAAGACACCAGCATCCTGGAAAAGGCCACCGGTGAAAAGCATCCGGAAGCCAGCTGGCTGGTTGAAGTCGAGAGAGCATAAGGAGGGCAGGAACATGGCGAGCAGAGCGAGATTAGAAGGAATTTGCGATTACAGGCTTTGGACCACCGAGGAGCTGATTGAGGCTTACGCCTTCGAGGCCAAGCGGATCAATCAGAAGGATCGTGAGGATGCGCAGCGCCTGATCAAGCGGGAACTGAAGCGCCGCTTCGATGCAACTCTCCAGCTCCTGGATGATGAGCAGACCACGAAAAATCCCCAAGGAACCTACAGATACCTACTGAATGAAGCAGATACCCGGCAGGAGACCCGGTAAAGGGGCTTTTGCTCGTAGTAGAAAGCACAGTATTTCCCGCAGATATTTGTTCATTTTATATCGCAGATATAACTTGCTATTTCCTCCGAGTAGAGTGATATATGTACATGCCGAAGGGCAAACGACAACGAAAACGGAGGAAAAGACCATGACGATCAACGAAGCAATGAGAACATACAGACTGCCGAACCCCACCACCCCGGAAGACCTCGAATGCCGCTGGAGCAAGGTTCTGAACTTCGGAGATAAGGTTCTCCTTGCCGGATATTACTACAACGGAAAGGGAAAGCCCTCCTACTTCGGAGCGGTTTACGAGCACCTGGACGACGACATGAGCTGCGAGGGAACCATCGGGCTGAGAGCAGTCAGCAACACTGAATTTGAAGATGACGGTCATGCGATGGCATGGGCGATGAAACAATAAAGCAAGATACAGGTTAAACACCTTACAGAGTCTACGGAGCAATCCGCAGGCTCTTTTCTTTTGTGAATTTTGAAGGAGAGGAGGAATGACCCATGGCGACCAGAGGAAGAAAACCAACGCCGACTGCGATCAAGGAGCTGGAAGGCAATCCGGGTAAGCGGCCCATGAATAGTGCTGAGCCGAAGCCTGACCGGAAAGCACCCCCCTGTCCGAAGTGGCTGGAGCCGGAAGCAAAAAAGGAATGGCGGCGGCTCTCCAAGCAGCTGGAGCAGATCGGTGTGCTGACCGAGGTTGACCAGGCAGCCTTTGCCTCCTACTGTCAAGCCTATGCTCGTTGGAAGGAAGCTGAGGAGTTTATCACCCAGCATGGCACCATTGTGAAGACGCCCTCCGGCTATTGGCAGCAGGTACCGCAGGTTTCCATCGCACAGACCTATCTGAAGATCATGAACAAGATCGCCGAGCAGTTCGGTCTGACGCCGTCCTCCCGGTCCCGCATCATTGCCGGTTCCGGCGAGAACGCTGTGCCCGGTGACGATATGGAAGATCTGCTGGGAGGGAACTGATGGTGGCGAAAAAGACTAGACCGGCAGATTACCCCGTTCTGAAGAACTATAAGCCGACGCGCTTCATGCTGCCGGATTCCCATTACGATGAGGCGCTGGCGGACCGTGCCGTCCGGTTTATCGAAAACCTCTGTCATACCAAGGGCCGCTGGAGCGGGAAACCGTTCTGGCTGCTGCCCTGGCAGGAGCAGATCATCAGGGATGTGTTTGGTATCGTCCGGGAGGATGGCACGAGACAATTTCGTACTGCGTATGTGGAAATTCCCAAGAAGAACGGGAAGAGCGAGCTGGCGGCGGCCATTGCCCTGTATCTCCTGTATGCGGACAACGAGCCATCGGCGGAGGTGTACGGCGCGGCAGCCGACCGGCAGCAGGCCAGCATCGTCTTTGATGTGGCCAAACGCATGGTGGAGATGACTCCGGCGTTACTGAAACGCTCGAAGATCATGGCAGCGACCAAGCGCCTGGTGAATTATTCCAACGTCGGGTTTTATCAGGTCCTGTCGGCGGAGGTCGGGACCAAGCACGGCCTGAATGTGTCCGGTCTGGTGCTGGACGAGCTGCATGCCCAGCCCAACCGGAACCTGGTGGATGTGCTCACCAAGGGCTCCGGCGATGCCAGGACCCAGCCGCTGTACTTCCTGATCACGACGGCCGGGACGGACCGGAACAGCATCTGCTATGAGTATCACACCAAGGCAAAGGATATCCTGGAGGGCAAACGTATCGATCCTTCCTTCTATCCGGTCATTTATGGACTGGACGACGGTGAGGATTGGAACGATGAGAAAGCCTGGTACAAGGCAAACCCCTCTCTGGGATATACCATCCAGATTGATCGTGTCCGGGACGCACACCGGGAGGCCCTCACGAATCCGGCAGAAGAAAATGTGTTTCGTCAGCTGCGACTGGATCAGTGGGTGGGCAGTGCGGTGGCATGGATTCCGGAGCACATCTACGATCAGGGGGATACGCCCATCAATATAGACGCCCTCAAAGGCCGTGAATGTTACTGCGGACTGGACCTTTCCTCTACCTCCGACATCACGGCTTTTGTCATGGTGTTCCCTCCGCTGCATGAAGGAGATCAATATATCGTCGTGCCGCACTTCTGGCTTCCGCGTGAGACTCTGGACCTGCGAGTACGGAGGGATCATGTCCCCTACGATGTTTGGGAGAGGCAGGGCCTGTTTCATGTGACGGAGGGAAACGTGGTCGATTACAACTTCGTGCGAAAGACGATCAACGACCTGAGCAAGGAGTTCAACATCAAAGAGATTGGCGTGGATCGCTGGAACGCGACACAGCTGATCACCGACTTGGAGGGCGACGGTTTCACCATGGTGCCCATCGGGATGGGCTTTAAGGATATGAGCCCCGGCATGAAGGAACTATACAAGCTCTTGCTAGAAGGTAAGATCATCCACGGCGGCAATCCCGTGCTCCGCTGGATGGCGGGCAATGTGGTCGCCGAGATCGATGCGGCGGAGAACATCAAGCCCAGCAAGAAAAAGAGCACGGAGAAGATCGATGGCATTGTTGCCTGGATCATGGGTCTGGATCGAGCGATCCGCCATGAGCAGCAGGGCAGTGTATATGACGACCCGGAGCATGGACTGTGGGTTTTCTGAGAATGGAGGAAATAAAGATGGACTGGAGAGAATGGTTCGGTTTCAGTAAGCCGAGGGATGCTCCTGGGGCGGAACTGCCAAAGATCGAAGATAACGTCCGGGATTCGGGCGGTATTTTTATTTTTGGGCAGACACTCAGCGGGGAGCGGGTGGATGAGAAGTCCGCCCTGCAGATCGCCACAGTATATGCCTGCGTGCGGCTGCTGGCGGAGACGGTGGCAAGCCTGCCGCTGCACCTTTACAAGTTCACCGAGAAGGGTGACGGAAAGGAACGGGCGACCGAACATCCGCTGTATAAGATCCTGTACCGGCAGGCCAATCCGGAAATGACGAGCTTCTCCTTCCGGGAGGCCATGATGATGCACCTGCTTCTGTGGGGCAATGCCTACGCACAGATCGTGCGGGATGGCAAGAACGGCATCCTGGGACTTTACCCACTGCTCCCTGAAAACGTGGAGATTGACCGGGCAGAGAACGGAGAGCTCTTTTATACCTACCATGCTTACACGGATGAAGTGCCCGGTGAGCATGATAAAGATATCATTTTCCAGCGCGACGAAATCCTGCACATCCCCGGTCTCGGCTTCAATGGCCTGGTTGGTTTTTCCCCCATCGCCATGATGAAGAATGCCCTCGGGACAACACTGGCGGTGGAGAAATACGGCAGCTCATTTTTTAAGAACGGCGCTCAACCGGCCGGTGTGCTGGAGCATCCGGGTGTGCTGAAGGACCCGCAGAAGATCCGGGATAACTGGATGAACGCTTACGGTGGCGCGGGGAATGCCCACAAGGTGGCTGTGCTGGAAGAGGGCATGGCATATAAGCCGATCAGCCTGCCTCCGGAAGACAGCCAGTTCCTTTCCACCCGTGAGTTTGGGGTGGAAGAAATCTGCCGCATCTTCCGTGTGCCTCCGCATATGGTCCAGGACCTGAAACGGGCGACATTCAACAACATCGAGCATCAGTCCATTGACTTTGTGATGCACACGATCATGCCCTGGCTGGTCCGTATCGAGCAGGCCATCATCAAGGATGTGCTGATCGAGGAAGAACAGGACACCTACTTCCCCAAGTTCAACGTGGATGGCCTGATGCGCGGCGACTATAAGTCCCGCATGGACGGCTACGCGGTGGGCTTCTCCAATGGCTTCTTGTCGCCCAATGATATCCGGCGACTGGAAAATATGGATCTGATTCCTTCCGAGGAGGGCGGGGACGATTACTACCTGAACGGCAGCTACACCAAGCTAAAGGACGCCGGGTCTGCCTATGGCGCAAACCAGGTGGCGGAGCAGGAGAAGCAGCATGCCGAGGAGTCGGAAGAGCCAGAGACAGAAACACCGGAGGAAGAGCACAGCGAGGAACAGGAGGAGCAGCATGAAAGCAAAAATGCAGCCCAGCGCCACACACAGCGCAAGGCGCAGAGAAGAGGAGGAAACCGAAAGTGATGAAGTTTTGGAACTGGATTCACGATGACAGCGGCGGCAGGGTTCTCCGCCTGGAGGGACCGATTGATTCGGAATCCTTCTGGGGCGATGAGATCACGCCTCAGATGTTCCGTGATGAACTGTATGCGGAAGAGGGTGATATCACCCTGTGGGTCAACAGCCCTGGCGGAAACGTATTTGCTGCGGCAGAGATCTACACCATGCTCCGGGATTACCCCGGCAACGTGACGGTGCGGATCGCCAGCATTGCGGCCTCGGCAGCTTCCGTGGTGGCCATGGCCGGGAACCTGGTGCAGATGTCTCCCACGGCGCTGATCATGATCCACGATCCTTCCACCATTGCAATGGGCAATGCCAAGGATATGGAGAAGGCGATCACGACTCTGAACGAAGTCAAGGAAAGCATCATCAATGCTTACGCCTACAAGACCGGTCTGACCCGAAACCGCATCAGTAAGCTCATGAGCGATGAAACCTGGCTCAACGCCAAGAAGGCAGTGGAGCTGGGCTTTGCCGATGAGATTCTCTTTGAGAATAAACCGAAGCCGGAAGAAGAGCCGGATGAACCCGAAGAGGAAAACCCTGATAAGGAGGAAGGCGGAGATGAAGGCAAAGAAGGCGGCGAGGAAGAAAAGAAAAAGCCCTTCCAGCTGGGGAACGCCATGTGGCAGTTCTCTTCCCGGCTCATGGGCGAAACCATTCTCAACCGACTCGGCGCGGAATGTAAGCCTCAGGGCAAAGAACCTGAACCGGAAGCCGGAGATCCGGCACCGGAACCTGCCAAGGCAGGGGTAACCGACTCTACTGTGG